TGCTTACTTTCAGGTACGTAGTTGATCAACTTTGCATGTGATATGGTAGATTGACGAATCTTGGATGTATCAAGGAACATTTCATTTGCAATCATGTTCAGATAATATGCATTATAATGGGTATTATAAGCTAGAATGTCCAGCAAAACGTTCATACCAGAACCTTCAAAATCAAAGTCCTGGAACTGAGACTGACTTCTCAAAAATGTTTTTAGGTTATTTTTGATAGAATCGAAATCTAGATCCGATACTGTTAATGTTGTGTTTGCTGCCATTAGCGAATTCTTTCTAGGAATAATGATATTGTTACTGGTAAGTTTCTATTTAATACAACAAAATCGATCACAACATTATAACCATTATTGTCAAAGTCCATACCTACTCTTACATCTAGAACATGAACTCTTGGTTCATAGTTTCGAATGACCTCAAATATTGCATCTTTAAGGAAGTTTGACGTAAGAGGAGTCATATTCTCAAATAAAAGTTTTAAAGCATTTGATCCTATTCCTGGACGAAATGGCTTTTCATAGTAGTTTGTCAAAATGAGATTTCGAACTGAACGCTTGATAGCATCCGTACCTGTCTTTTTTACCACATCTTTTGTTGTAGGATGTGCTAGAAAATCCAAGTCTAAATCTGAATAATCTGGTTCTCTTGATGTTAAGTTTTGAGTGATCATATTGTTATTTATGTCTCTCTATTTGGACTTGTTGGTTTCTTGAATGATACATCTACAGCATCGGCACTTTCTGAAGCACCTGAAGCAAGAAGAATATTAGGTGCGCCATCTGTACCGTCAGCAGCAATAGTTCCACCCTTTAGTGATAGCTTATCCGACGTTTGCAAGTTTAATCCTGTATCAGATTTCATATGTAGACTGCTTCCTGCTTCTATCATCATCTTTCTACCTGATTTAATACCAGCACTTTGTTTACCTGCGATAAACACTGAATCGCTAGTTGATGTAAATGCAGCACCACCATCAGAGGAAATATTGGTAATACCATGCGTTAAGATACTGGTAGAACCTTCCATCTTCATGGTAACATCTTTGGCTGTCATGTCCATATTATTACGAATAGTCTGATTGAGATTTTTCATGGTCATGTTCATATCACCATGAACCACAATATTGTAGTTGCCTTTGACTGTTACATCATAGTCTTTATCCACTACCAAACTGCCAGTGCCCTGTACAACTACATCATGCGCGCCTGTGACCAGCATACGGTTCTCACCAAATACCACATTATATTGACCATTCTGGGAAGTGAAAACTATTTTACCATCTGGTGTAAACTGAACCATAGAACCACCGCGATGCTGGAGCGTGATATGTTCAGATCCAATAGTATCATCCATAATCATGACATGACCAGAACGTGTCTTTTTTATGTGATAGTTTGGATAATCGCCGCCAGTTTCTCTTGCGTCTGGTGGTGTCTTGAACTCTTTAGGTGTCGTACCTACTGGATTACCAGGTGGTTTATATACTGCCATTTTTATTCCTTTTCACTCAATCAAATAATCTTGCTAGATTTTGAACAGTGTGTGCTACTGTGGCTACTTCATTTAGTAACTGACTTGGTGTTGTTCCTGGCGCGATTACTGTTTCCATCATATTTTTGGCGGTTGTTTGCTTATTCTCAGGCAATCTATTAAACAGTGAAGACATTACCGAGGCAGAATCACCAAACATATTACTTAGTGTACCACTAGGAAATCCAATGCCTGAAGTCATTAACAGATTAAACGCTTCAATGCTTTTCTGAACAGCATCCGGCAAAAGATTTGTTATTTCACCATTAGGAGATAATACCATTTGAGTCATTCCATATGCTGTAGGAACATCAAATGTCACACTACCTAGTTTATCTAGACCAAATAAAGATGAATCTATTTGTAGACGCTGAATATTACTGATAACCTCACCCAACGACTGATTACCTTTTAATATGCTTACGGCATTGGCCAAAAATGTAGTCAGATCAACCTTACCCATTGTATTAAAACCACCAGATTCCGCTGTTTCAATACTTTGCATAAGATTAAACAGACTTTGAGTACCTTGAGCAATAGCAGGGGGCATAGAAGATAGAAGTTCATCTAAAGCACTTGCTGTCAGTGAGTTTAGCAGATTACCTATAGAAAATACATTACCAGGCAATGCACTCATCATGCTACTGGTCAAGATATTACCAAAAACCTGAGTTGCTGTGGAAATATTTGTTAGTTGCTTTTGTGGTATGCCTGCCAATGCAAAAATGGCACCATGTGAAGCAATACCTTTGAGCAAACTGTGTTGGTGCTTTTGACCCTTTTCAACTATCTCACGTATACGCGCACCATCTCTAATCACTTCTCGAATCTGAGGCGGAATAAGAGCACCCACTGGACCAAAGTTAAATAGATCATTAGCACTCTTTACATCCAGATTACCGCGTTGACCACCATCTAGCTGCCACGAAGGCAAACTACCAATGATCAATAAATCGGAAGCACCAGGTGGACCACTCTTTAAACACACAACAGCTTGACCAGGATCAGGTATACCGTTAAATGTAGTTGCACCTTCCTGATTTGCAGGCATCAACATTTGAGAAAAACCTAAATGCTCTTCCTTTACACCTTTACCGTGCCTCTGAATCAAACCAACCTTACATAAACCTAACTGATTAGGATCTGGATTCTCACTGTGACCAGAGTTTAAAATGTAACCGATAAGGATTTCATCTCCATTTATTCTTGTTGGATCAATCGCCATATTATACTTCTCCCTGTCCTGCTGTCTGAGCAACACAATCCATTGTCGTGGTAGAATAACCACCATTTTTAACTGTATGAACTAGATTAACGATTAAATAGTTGCCACTGCCATACAAATATTCAGGTGACATTGTACCTTTTCTAGCAAATCTTACATCTATCATTTTACCTGCATGGAGCATAGGATTCCAAGGTACAGTCAATCTTAATGCTATTTTGTCTTGTTCCAATAATGACATTCTAGCTTGTCTTCTTAGAAGATATTTTTCCACTTCAAATCGGCACTGATCCTGTGCTGTTTCAGTGTTGAAGTTTGTTCTAGTCACATTGTACACACCTGCACCAATACCACAACCAAGAGATTGATCACCAAAAAGACTGCTGGTAGAAGCTAGAGAGTTAGTTGACGATAGAGATGCATTCAGTGAACCATCTGGATTTACACCATTTAATAGATCAGAAAGTAAATCAAAATCGCAAGGAAATGTATAGTTCAAAATACTGAATGGATAACCATATCCGCTGTTAATGCCTGTTTCTGCAAACATGAATGGTCGACCAGCGTTTATTATTTGCCCTCTTGCCAGATTATATATTGACTTGAAATGATGTGTGCCTAGATTTTCATATGTCATGTAGTGAACAAATGATGGGTCATTACCATTATCTGCCAGTGCTGCATTTGCTTGCTGAGTTACCACCTGGAATGGATGAATATTCTCTGCAATATAATCTCTAGGTGGTCCTGAACCTTCTGTTTCCAATCTAGTTACACCAGCACATGCTCTTAAAACGTCTTCTACTACCTGTGTTGGAGTGGTGCATTTCCATGACTTACTAACTCTTGATCTGGCATCATTCAATAGGGAATCATCACATGCATGGACTCTGAACTGCTCGTTATTATTATTTACAAGCTTTCTGCCGTCTAGTCTGTATATTCTCTGTGATATATCCATCGTATCTTCTAGACCATATCTTTCTCTAAGAAGTGGTCTAGTTACACGAATATTCATTATCTTTTGTTTGAAGTCATCAAAGTTTTTAGTTGGATGGAGTTCTGTTGATGACTTTATCGATACGTGAAGGTGGCTATCTAAAACTACAGACGTTTGAAGACCTGGTGTCAAAAGACTTTCGCTCAGGATTGCTTCTCTGATAGATACATCAGCAGCATTTTCAGGTTTTATACCAATAAACTCAACTTCCAAAGTTGTTCTAATATCAGCTTCTGTTGGAATATTGGCATTGTTATTCATTGTCATTATTAACTAACTCTTCTGAAAAATGCTGGTGGACTCACATTAGTTAAGGATTCAAACTCTCTTATAATCTGAGGGTAATACTCTTTCTTTATTATCTTTATCTCTCGCTTGGCTTCATTTTTTTCCATTTCATAATCATAGTATGTGACAAAGTTGCGGTATTCTGTCTGAATAACTGTCTGCCCATTTACCTCTAAAGATATTGCTGTAACACTTTGTTCGTCAGCTAATCCTTCATAATATGCATATGGTACGGTTAGATTATTGTCTGTAAGCTTGTCTTCGTCTATTTTGTATCGGAACTCGTTAACGGTATCTATTGTACGATTTTCCTGTCTGATCACTTTCTCATA